TTAGGAAGATTACCTACATCAATGTAGAATATTCTTCTTTCTGGTGCTCTTGATAATCTGTAGATAACAAGAGAGTCCTCAATCATTCTAAGTTGATTAAGTGCCTTGATTGATTTGTGAAGATATGAAAGAACTGTTCCTTTGTTTCTATCAACTAATCCAGAACTACAATAAACAATAGAGTCTTTAGCAATTTTAACTCCACCTTTTGATGCACCAGAAACCATACCAGTTGGGTAACTTGGTTTTGGTGTATACATGAAATATTCTTCTATTTCTGGTTCCACATACTTAGTATTACTATCAGAACCCTTATTCATATCTAAGACTTGTTGTCCCTTAGATTTCTTTTTCTCCTGACGAATATACTTCATCTTCATAGGATCGATATATCTCAGATCCTGAATACCATCTTGAGGTCTCTTTGTATCAATTACCTTTAGATAATATACTCTTCCATCAATATACCAATTCTTGAAAATCTCATGTGCCTTCCTATCGAAGTCCATGATTTCTTTTATATTTTTAAATTCTTCTCTAATTACTTTCTTTAGTTTATCACTAGCATTTAAATTTGATAGTTCGATTTCCACTGGAGAATCGTACAAATCACTAACAATAGCTTCATTAACAACATCTTCAATAGCACCATCCGCTTCTGGATGTAATGCCATCTCTCTGTATCTTTTAATTAAATCGTGTTCAGTTCTATAAACACCTTCAATATCCAAATACGAACCATAAAATCCGCTAGAAATATAATTATCAACCCCATCCTCATTAGTTTTGGGGACGGGGGATATTACTGAAGGTGATTTATTCTTACCATCATCAATAGAGAATCCAAATAGCTTTGCCATCGTATAATCTTTTTATCTACTATTATAGCACTATTTAGTCAATTTTAGTTGATGTCTTCTCCACCAGCATTTGCACCATTACCTTTAACTGCTTCCCAGTAAAGAACTTGAAGTTCTACTTGGAATTCCTGTATTCCAGGTTGATCATATGAAAGTTCAATAGCAGTTACTTGAGTTGGGAAAATATCATAGAAATGATACTTTCTTAATGTTTCTCCACTACGATCTAATTGGTAAATGTATGCATCTGCCTGATAATCTGCAGGATTGGTTATACCTGTATTATCAGAAACTCTGTTAATAATATTCATCCACTTTTCAAAAGCAGAACGAATAGAAAAATCTGTATCGTTGATAACAGTGATTGTCCAAGTTTCAAATGATCTATCTCCAGCAATTTTAAGTATTCTTCCTCTAAAAGGAACTTCAACTGGAGCGATATTTGATGCAGGTAATGCAGCAGATTTAACTAAAAATCTTGCTTTATTAAGAATATCATTTAATCCATCGACAGGTACTGCACCAGGGAATGATAATTCTACTTCGAAGAGATTTGAGCGAGCACCACCACCAGACAACTTGCTTTTAAAGTCAGTAATCTTTCTTAGTGGGGGTGGATTGAGTTGGTTTCTAGTAGCCATGAGTTTTTACTTCCTCTAATTAAACGTTACCGATTACTTCGTCAAACGAAACCCCAGTTCTAGTAGCAACAAAGGTTAGACCGATGAAGTTGATAGAACGTGCTGGTTTGATGAATATATCTGCAACAAATTCATTGTTGTCGATAACAGCAGCAGTGTTGTTTGTTTCGTCACAAATTACAACATAATCAAAGATTCCTCTCTTAGATTGAACATCACGAAGGAATGGTTCAACAATGTTCACAAAGTTAGTCCTTGTGATTTCATCGTTAAACTCAAACAACTGATCTCTAGCAGCTGCTGAGATTGCATCTTCCAAGTAGATAAACAAACGACGAACGTTAATTCTATCAAATGCGGAAGACTTACCAAATCCAGTCTTATCACCGAAGAGGATAATACCATCTCCAGGTTGGAAAATAACTGGGTTAACTCTATTGGTATAGAGTTCATCTCTTTGAACTTTACTTGGGTTGTATGCTAGTTTAACTGCATTTAGAATTGCACCTCTAGCAGTTCCTGCTGGTGAGAACCAAGGGAATTGTGTGAGGTCATTTCTAGCACATGTTCCAGCGACATCGCCGTTAAGTGGAACGTAACGGAATGTATCACTAAATCTATCATACATGTACTTGTAACCACTATCAAATACTCCATAAGTAGTTGATGTGATTGGTGCATAGTAACTCTTAACGTTGGTAGTAATATCTGCGTCGTTATTAACAGTTACTGTTCCAACAGTTCCATCAGATATAAATGCACCTCTATATGGTGAGATGAATGCTAATGCATCTTTTCTTGTTTCTGCAACAGCGATTAGTTTATTACCTAATGCTTGTGCTTGCTCTTTAGTGTAATCAGCAGATCCCATTAGTAGGAAATCTACTTCATAATTTTCTGTATTTTCAAATAAAGCATATCCATCAGAAAGATTACCGATTGTAGCAGTTAAAGCACCACTTTGAGTAGCAGTTGCAATACCGCTATATGTTAAACCACCACCTAATACATAAGTGTTGCTACCAGAAGCACCAAAGATTATTCCTTCAGCATTCTGATCCCAACCTTGATCTGCCTGAGTAGTATATCCTGAACTATATCCAGTAGAAGTAATACCTGCAGGTTCTCCACCAGCAAATATGTTACTAGAAGTATTGTAAAGATATTTTCTCCAATAAGCAGTACTTCCTACTGAGTATTCAGCATCTTTTGCTTTAGAAAGATTTAGATGCTTCTCAAGAATTGTTCCTGCGTTTCCAGTTACAGTTCCCTTACCATCAATAACAACAACGTGAATTTCATCAAAACGTCCATTTCTTGATGAAGCATAGGATGAAGTTCCTGGAGCATCTGCTATAGAAGTCCAAGCAACAGTTGTTCCAGCACCAGTTAATGCAACAGTCTGATCATTAAACCAGTCTCTTTGTCCAGTCCATACTGTTTGACCAGCAGAAACTGTATTTCCAGCAGTATGGATTGCAACTTTATTATCACCGAAGTTATCATTATTACTTGTATTGAACTGGTAAACACCAGATGGTTGATAATCAACCTTTGTCTCTACTCCTGCTGCAGATACGTGTGATAAGACTTTAACACCGTATTCTCCAGAAGTTGAACCAACTACAGTAACAATACCCTTTAGGTATCCATCCAAAGCAGTAGTTGTACCTGCTCCTGGTAGTGCTCTATTGATTGGTTGTGTTACACCGTATCCAACTGCTATTGGAGCCATATTCAACCCTACGGTTGAAATACCAGTTAAAATTTGATCTGCTTTAGCATCAATGGTAGCAACTCTTATACCGTTACCATCTAAACCAGGGTTTCTTGATGCAAAGGTAACACCTGTAATAGTATTGTTATCATAACCTAACTGGTTATAATGATCAGTACTCTTAATTTTAATATCCGATGCTGTTCCTGTGAAAGCATTTTTTAAACCGTCATCATCTGCCCTAACTACTCTTAAGTTTCCACCGTATGCTAGGTAAGATGAAGCAACTAACCAATGTTCGTAGTGCTTATCGGTTTCTTGGGGTTCTCCAAATGTATCCAAGAGATCGGATTCATCTTGGACCAGAATTGGGGTATCTACTGGACCCTTAGTAAAAGGAGCAACTATACCTCCGAAAGCACCAGAGGTAGCATCTACTCTACCTATAGTCAGGTCAACTTCTCTTACTACAATTCCAGGAGATGCTAAATTTATAGGCATCTTTTTTTTCTCCGAATCTCAGATTATTACTGAAATTATTTATTCAAAAGTCTATTTTCATTGGGGAAACACCCAGTGAACACTACCAGTCTGGATATGCCCAATCAACAAAAGGTGATTTTTCCTTCCTAGTTTTTACAATTCTCTTTATTGTACATACCTTACATTCATAAGAATATGCTGATGGAATATCCCCTCTACCTTTCCTTGTTAAATAAAAACCATCAATCAAACCTTTAATTTGATTGCAAACTCTACATTTACGTTCATTAAGTAATAAATGACCTAATTCAAATTCTTCATCAATATCCATTATAAAACTTGTATTACCCCCACAACATCTGGTATTTCCATCATTAACTTCTTCTGTATACCATCTCTTAAAGTTATAGTGCTCATAGCACATGAAGCACATGCTCCACCTAATCGAACTTTAACATAACCATCAACTTGTTCAACATATTCCAACCATCCACCATCTGCCTCAATATAAGGTAAAAGTTCTTCTAGAACCTTTATTATGTTTTCGTCGTTAAGTTCCATTATGATACCTTACTACCATAAGTTCCTGCTTCTGTTGAGTCAGGATGATCCTTTAAGTATTGCATATAACTAAACCCATGCCCTTCTGGATAAATGTACTTCCCATTTTCATCAAAGTTGGGTAGTTTAGATCTTGACTCTGCTGATGGGAAATGTGGTTTCAAACCTTTCTCTCTCATCTCTCTACCTTTTCTCTTTCTTGCTTCGTTACCAGATTCTCCTGGAGGATCTGGCCAAGAAGTGCCTAGTATCTCCTTGATCATTTCTATAGTGTAACCGTTAGGATGAGCCATTACATATAATCCCACATATAAGAACGATCACCATATTCATCAGTATTCCAACTATCACTATTTGTTTTAGTCCACCTATCACCTTCACTATCAACAAAAGTATCTGTTTCCAATCCAGTCTCAATAAATCCAAATGGAGCCATATCTTGTTCTATCTGATTCTTTTGCTCCTCATATATTCTTTTACGGATATCATTATCCGTCATTTCCTTAAAATAGTCTTGTGCTACTAACCATGCAAATATAACTAAACACATTGCTAGATCGTCATTACATCCCTCTTCTGCTTCAAATGAGTTATGTTTTTGAGAAAATGTTGTTAATTCTGAAATAATATCATAATCCTGTGTAATTATCTTATCATCTTCCAACATAGTTTTAAGATTACTACAACCCAACTTCTTAACTGCTGCTGTTGTTCTTACACCAAGTTGTGACTTCTTACCAGAAAATCCCTGACCAACTATCTGACCATTTCTTCCTCTCATAGAAGCCATTAAAAGATTCTCATATTCCAAATCAAATTGAAGTATACTTGCTACTTGATCTCCTATATCATTAACTTCTACTAATAGATATGCTTCATTATACCCTTTAGCAACATCATTAATAATATTAGGGAATAACATAGGTTTTATTTCATTATTCCTATACTTAGCAACTACCTGATATGGAAACTCCGTAACATCAAAAACCAAAAATGCAGAGTAATCGTTACCTAATCCCCTAGCAACATCAACTGTAATTATATAATTATGTTCTGGTATGGGATCTTTGTAAATATCAAGACCAGCATTTCTAGTCTTTGGTTCTTCATATACAAGATTTTTTAACTTTGCTGCACTAATAAGAGTATTAACAGATCCTAAAAATTCGCATTCAAACTCAACCTTAAACTGTTGTTCT